TATTTATGAAAAAATTCAGCTAACGACCGTTTCCGTTTTCTTTCCTCATACTAAAAAATTTGTATCTAATAAACAGGATTATACCGATGCCAGCACGCGCTAAACGCCCATGCCGACACAAAGGGTGTGCGGCAATCACCAATGATGTCAGCGGATATTGTGACCAACACCGACAGCAGCATGCTGGTGACGGCTGGCGGAGTTATCAGGCAGGAAAGAGCAGACAAGAACGTGGTTATGGGCGGTCCTGGGAAATCATACGGGAGCGTATCCTACAGCGTGATCAATTCCTGTGTCAGAACCATCGCCGGCAGAAGATAGCGAAGAAAGCGACCAGCGTTGACCACATAATCCCAAAAGCTCATGGCGGTACTGATGACGATTCCAATCTTGAGTCGTTGTGTTGGGAATGCCACAGAGCGAAGACAGCAAGAGAACGTATTCGATGATAATATTCACTGCTGTAATGCATAAGAACAGTTTCTACATTCATGCAGATACCCGGAAGGAATTTTGGGTGTTTTTAAGTAAAACACTGGGATGGGGCAAATTTGAGTTAATTCGCCCCTCTGACGAGTTTAGCCCTACTGGAGGGTTGTTTGAATTAGTCGAAGTGCGTTCGGCAGATTCAGAACCCCCTGAGTCAGTAACTGTAGGGTCAAATGTTTTATGGCGTCTCCCGGAAGCTCTCGGAGTTTTGAAATCAATCCCTTCTTCTGATCTTCAGATATATTTGCGACACGGATTATATCCTCAAGGGCAACAATCGTGTCATTGTGTAACCGAACGGTTTGAACCTTAAGGATCGCACTTAAGCCGCCATCATCAAGAAGAAAATCAATTCCTTTCTCTGTAATGTTGCAGTATGGGGCGTTGAAAATAAAATCAACGCCAGCCATGGTTTCGCTGCGTACGAAGGGTGTAGAAACAAGACTATGCATTTCAAGATATAGCATGCACGCCACAAAGTGATCATAGTTATCAAACTTCTCAATGAGGTCTCGCTCCTGTGCCTTGTTTAAAGAGTTGGGAGCACAATCTATAAGAGCGTTGAGGATCTCAAGTTGTAAGGCTCTATCATATTTTCTAGTTTTATCCATTTCTTAGACTCCATCGTTTATTTATTGAGATTAACTGAAGACACTATGCTGAACATCCTGATGAATGACCAGTATCTGCTTTTGCATGCTTTCTTGCTGTCATCTTCAAGGGGGAGGGGGGATCAAATCCCTGACCCCTTTCGCGCTTCAGGACTGCCGCTCCCGGTAGATTTTTGCGCGTGAGAAATAAGAAATTTTTTTTGAGCATATTTAGAGGTGTTTCGACATGGGTTCGGGAGTGAGAGCACCAGGTGGCGGTCGTAAGTCGAATAACACAGGAACGCAGGTTAGTTCTCTTACAAGAGCCGTTTCCCCGCCTGATGAGCTTCTTGGTGAAATGGCTGTTGATGCCTGGCGACGGACGTGCAAAATCCTGATCAACAGGGGTACGTTCGAGATGGAAGATTGTTATTTACTGATGGAATACTGCAATACAGTGCAGCTTCTGTACGACGCGAATCAGGAAATTAAAAGCGATGGTCTTGGCGACGACACTGCTGCAGGTGGACAAAAACTGGGTGCGGCGGTAAAGGCCAGGAGCAAATATATCAGCGAACTTATTCGTCTCAGTGTTGTGTTGAAACTGGACCCCAACAGCCGCATCAGGAAAAAGCAGCCAGGAGATAACACCAACCCAGGAAACGAATTCGACGAATTTTAATTGGGTCTTTAGTCCCTTTTTTTATGGGTGGAGTATATGGCGGCATACCCGAGCGTCAATCTGGCGAACGCTTATGCACGCGATGTACTAAGCGGGAAAATCCTCGCATGTCGATATATCAAACTGGCATGTCAGCGCCATTTTGATGACCTGAAAAAATCACTGGATAAGAACTACCCCTATCAATTCAACAGAGACTTAGCTGAACGTGCATGCAGATTCGTTCAGTTGTTACCCCATTCTAGCGGGGATTTAGCTGGGCAAAAATTGATACTGGAACCGTGGCAAAGTTTTATTTTCTGTTCAATTTTTGGCTGGGTGACGAAAAAGGATAAAAAGCGGCGATTTCGCGAAGCATATATCAGGGTAGCTAGGAAAAATGGGAAATCCTTTTTTGCGGCCGGGATTGGCACTTACATGTTTTGCGCTGATGGTGAAAACAGTGCGGAAGTCTATTGTGGTGCGACGACAATGGCGCAGGCCAAGAAGGTTTTCACTCCAGCCAGGCAAATGGCGGACCGATTATCTTCTCTCCGGGCTAAATTTGATATCTCAGTATGGGTGGACAGCCTGACCCGTCCTGATGGTTCCGTATTCGCACCAATGGCAGGGAAACCTGGCGATGGTGACAGCCCGCATTGCGCGATTATTGATGAATATCACGAGCATGATACGGACCATATGTATGAAGCGATGACAATGGGGATGGGCGCGCGTTCTCAGCCACTAACACTCATTATCACGACTGCAGGTACATCTCTTGAATCACCATGTTATGACAAAGACAAAGAGGTAAAAGAGGCTCTCAGCGGCATAGTCAGCAATGATCGTCTGTTCGGCATGATTTACGAGCTGGATGATGGCGATGACTGGACTGACCCTAAAAACCTGATTAAAGCGAACCCCAACCTTGATGTTTCCATCAAGTACAGCGATTTGGTTGAGCTACTGGAAGTCGCAAAACAGGTCCCGCGTAAGGTAAACGCCTTCAAAACTAAACGCCTCAATATCTGGGTGTCTGGTAAGTCGGCGTACTACAACATGACGCAATGGCAGGCGGCGGAAGATAAGTCTCTGCGGTATGAAGATTTTGCCGGCGAGGATTACTACCTCGGTCTGGACCTTGCCCGCCGTCTTGACCTTAATGCCGGTGTTGGGGTTTTTGTCCGGGAAATCGAAGGCAAAAAGCACTACTACTGCGTAAGCCCGAAATTTTGGGTACCTGAAGATACGATCAACAGTACGGATCCGAAAGAAGCTAAAACTGCTGATCGTTATCGTAAATTCAAAGAAATGGGTGTTCTGGAGGCAACAGATGGAGCAGAGGCTGATTATCGCGAGATTCTGGCCAGCATTATCGACCTGCAGGACATCCATAAGGTTCGTATCAGCGAGATCCCCATAGACCCCAGCGGAGCAACAGCGCTCAGTCATGAGCTTCAGGATAACGGTTTTGAACCGATTTCCATCCGGCAGGACTACACCAACATGTCTCCACCAATGAAAGAGCTGGAAGCAGCGCTTGCCGGTGGACGCTTCCATCATGACGGAAATCCTGTTCTGTCATGGTGTATCAGCAATGTCATCGGCAAAACGGTACCGGGTAGCGATGATATCGTCCGACCAACGAAAGGTGACAAGCAGTCAAAAATTGACGGCGCAACGGCGCTTTTTATGGCTATAGGTCGTGCAATGTTGAATGGCCGGGTGAGTAATTCATCCGTTTACGACGAGGAAGATATAGCATGCTAATGACATTTTTGAGTTTTTTTATCGGCCTCGCCGGAGCCGCGTTACTGTCTGCCGGTGCCTGGCTTATTTTACCTGCAGCAGGGCTTATTACTGGCGGTGCAATCTGCCTGCTGTGGTCATTTTTAATCGCGAGATCGATGTCTGCCAGCGTAATTAAATCGGGGGGTGAATAATGTTCATTCCCCAGATGTTTCGGGGTAAATCTCAGTCTGGTGGTGGCTTCTGGCAGGCTATGCTGGGTGGTGTGAGTTCCAGCCAGAGCAAGGCGGGAATAATGGTTACACCTGAAACCGCAATGGCGCTATCGGCGGTCCGCGCATGTGTAACGCTTCTGGCAGAATCGGTGGCGCAGCTGCCGTGTGAACTTTACAGGCGAGGTGCTAACGGAGGTCGTGAACGGGCGACTGACCACCCTGTTTATGATCTGATTCATTCCCAGCCCAATAAAAAAGACACCTCGTTTGAATACTTTGAGCAGCAACAGGGCCTGCTCGGGCTGGAGGGGAATTGCTACTCGATCATCGACAGGGACGGGAAAGGATATCCCCGCGAATTAATCCCGGTTAATCCCAAAAAAGTCATCGTCCTGAAAGGGCCTGACGGGATGCCCTATTATGAACTCCCCGAAATTGGCGAAACGTTGCCAATGCGCATGATGCATCATGTGAAAGTTTTCTCGTTGGATGGTTATATCGGTAGCTCTCCAATCCAGACGAACGCGGATGTTCTTGGGCTAAACCTCGCCGTGGAAGAGCATGCTTCTCAGGTCTTTCGCCGTGGTACAACGATGAGCGGCGTTATTGAGCGTCCAAAAGACGCTCCGACGATCAAAAGCCAGGATGCTATCGACCGCCTGCTGGCAAAGTGGACGGACAGATATTCCGGCGTCAGAAACGCCTTCTCTGTTGCATTGCTTCAGGAAGGGATGAGCTACAAGCAGTTATCTCAGGACAATGAGAAAGCGCAGCTGTTGCAGTCCCGTCAGTGGGGCGTGGAGGAAGTGTGCCGACTCTATAAAATCCCGCCTCATATGGTGCAGATGCTGGCGAAAGCCACGAATAACAACATTGAGCACCAGGGGCTGCAGTTTGTGATGTACACGCTGTTGGCCTGGCTGAAGCGTCATGAAGGCGCATTAATGCGCGATCTGCTTTTACCCAGCGAGCGCGGTGATCTGTACATTGAATTCAATGTTTCTGGCCTGCTGCGCGGGGATCAGAAGTCACGCTATGAATCTTATGCACTAGGCCGCCAGTGGGGCTGGTTATCGGTTAACGACATTCGCCGCATGGAGAACCTTCCACCCATCGCCGGAGGGGACAAATACCTGACGCCTCTGAATATGGTCGACAGTAAACAAATCTTACCTGGCGATAACACGCCAACAGCAAAACAACTGGCAGAAATCAACTCTATTCTGTCCAGAAACTGAATATCACCCGCAGCGCGGGCTGACCTGGTAAACATCATGACAAAAAATTTAATTAATCTGCCGCACCTGGCGGCTATGGTCTTTGGTGTTCCACATTACGTGACACGACAGACAATGGATTCTGTAAAAGCTGTGCTGGTTCCCCGTATTCAGGGATTATCAGAAGAGGCTGGAATTCACATGACGCAGGAGCCTGATAACAATCAGGCGCCAGATTTGGTTCAACCAGCTGGTGGAATGGCAGTTATTCCTGTTCACGGCATTCTGGTTCCGCGTCGTGGGCAAATTACTGCAATGTGTTCTGAACTTACCAGCTATGAGCGCATACGTAGCCAGGTGCATGCTGCATTAAATGACCCTTCCATCAGTGAAATTGTGCTGGATATAAATTCTGGTGGTGGTGCGGCGGTTGGATGCAAGGAACTGGCCGATTATATTTTCCAGTCACGTCAAACTAAGCCTATTACTGCAATAGTGAACTACAGCGCCTATTCTGCGGCTTACTTTATCGCTTCGGCCTGCAGCAAAATTGTAGTCAGCCAGACCAGTGGAGTCGGCTCGATTGGAGTGATTATGGAACACCTGGATACTTCCAGGATGGAAGAGCAAATGGGGTTAACATTCACCACGATTTTTCGGGGAGATAACAAAAATAACGGTACACAACATGAGCCACTGAGTGAAGACGCTCGGGGAATGTTCCAGAGGATGATTGACGATATGTACGAGACGTTTATTACCTCTGTAGCGGAATACCGGAATCTTGCCCCTCAGTCGGTGATTAACACGCAGGCCGGAATCTATTTCGGCGCTGATTCCATTTCTGCTGGTCTTGCCGATGAAGTTTCGGATCCTCAGTCTGCGATTAATGCCATTGCAGCAAAGTACAAACAACCTCAACAAACCACTTCCATAAAGTTGCAGGCCGCCGCGATGGACCTGCAAACCAGAATGTAACCCGGCGCTAACGCGTCATTACCAGAAAGCAGCCAACAGGCTGCTTTTTTTACGCCAAAAAGAGAGAAAAAACATGGATCATATTGAAGAATTGCGTCGTGAACGTGCGGGTATTAATCAGAAGGTTCAGGTACTGGCGGCAGTAGAAACTGGTGGCGGTACGCTGACAGCGGAGCAGTTAACCGAATTTGCCAGCCTGCAGCAGCAGTTCACGGATATCAGCGCCAAGATTGAGCGTCTGGAAGCGGCTGAACGTGCTGCAGCGCTTGTCGCCAAACCGGTTAAAGCCACACAGCAGGCTCCTGGTATCAGCATTAAGGCAGAGCCAAAGCAATATACCGGCGCAGGCATGACTCGTCTGGTGATGTCGATTGCGGCAGCACAGGGTAACGTCCAGGACGCTGCAAAATTTGCAGCTGAAGAACTGAATGACCAGTCTGTCTCGATGGCCATCAACACTGCCGCCGCGTCAGGTGGCGTTCTTATTCCGCAAAACCTGCACAGCGAGGTGATCGAACTGCTGCGCGATCGCACTATCGTTCGTAAGCTGGGCGCGCGCTCCATTCCGCTGCCGAACGGCAATATGGCGCTGCCGCGTCTGGCCGGTGGTGCGACGGCGAGCTACACCGGGGAAGGCAAGGATGCGAAAGTATCAGAAGCCCGCTTTGATGATGTGAAACTCACTGCGAAAACCATGATTGCGATGGTGCCAATCTCCAACCAGCTGATTGGTCGTGCTGGCTACAACGTAGAGCAGCTGGTCCTGCAGGATATTCTGACCGCGATTTCTGTTCGTGAAGATAAAGCCTTTATGCGCGATGACGGTACTGGTGATACGCCTGTCGGTATGAAAGCGCGGGCAACTGAGTGGAACCGCCTGCTGCCGTGGGAAGCTGCTGCAGAGGCTAATCTGCAGACGATTGATACCTATCTCGACAGCATCATCCTGATGGCTATGGACGGCAACAGCAACATGATCAGCTGCGGCTGGGGTATGTCGAACCGTACCTACATGAAACTGTTCGGTCTGCGCGACGGTAACGGTAACAAGGTCTACCCGGAAATGGCCCAGGGGATCCTGAAGGGATTTCAGATTCAGCGTACCAGCGCTATCCCGGCAAACCTCGGTGACGCAGGCAAAGAGTCGGAAATTTACTTCGCTGACTTTAATGATGTGGTTATCGGTGAAGACGGCAACATGAAGGTGTCGTTCTCGCAGGAAGCCTCCTACCAGGACGGGGATGGCAATCTGGTTTCCGCGTTCTCCCGTAACCAGTCGTTGATCCGCGTGGTGACGGAGCACGATATCGGCTTCCGTCATCCGGAAGGTCTTGTTCTCGGGACAAAAGTGCTGTTTTAACCGGTCCTGCACGCTGTGCGACCACGGTCGCACAGCGTAAAAGCACGTAATCCCCCAGGCCCGCAGCAGCGGGTTTTTTCTTTTCAGGAGCAAAACGATGACGACGAAAGCGGCAAAAGCAGCGGCAGCGGCGGCTGCA